TGATCCTGAAGGAAGATGGCCTGGATATAGAAGTGAACAGCTTCATATTATTAATCCAGATTTTTTTTCTTATATATGTATTAAATATTTACGAGCTCATCACAATGAAGCAGATATGAAACATCTTTATTATAAAGCGGATGCTAGATTTCAAATTGTAAATACTAAATACACAGAGGGTTGGATTCATACTGATTACCCTGTAACCCACACTTTTATAATTTATCTTTCTCCTTTGGCCGATTTAAACTCAGGGACATCTTTTTATGAACTTAAAGACGGAGCTAAAACAATACCTAATCCTTACCCTGAAGCTAAGAGAGTATACTATCAAAAAATAAAAGATAATATTCCTTTTACAGAAAAAGAAAAAAAATATTATAATAAAATTCATAAGTTAAATAATTCTCTTTTTTATGAAACTGCTTCTTTAAAAAATATTTTTAATAGATGTATTGGCTTTGATGGCTACATGTGGCATGGAGCCAATAAGTTTGAAACAAATGTTCATCAGGACAGACTTACTTTAATTGTTTTTTTTGATGATGTATCTACACCTACAACAGGTTTACAAAGAAGTTACTCGACACCTTTTACAAGTATGATGTCTTAATGAAAGACTTTAAATATTTTATAGACGGAATATTTCCTACCCCTGTCTATTATTCATATGATGTGAAAAATTTTACAAAAGCAGAATTAAATGCGGTTAATAAACACAGAGAAAAATCATACGGAAATGTTGGAAATACAACAAGCTTAAACACATATGTGCTAGAAACAAAAACTTTTAAACAATTAAAAAGTATTTTACTTAGTCATGTTAATGAATATCTTAGGCAAATTTATGTTCCAGAAAATAAAGATTTAAAACTTTATATTACTCAATCATGGTTGAACTACACGAAGAGCAATCAATTTCATCACTTACATACGCATCAAAATTCTTTTATATCTGGGGTGTTATACATAAAAGCTCATGAAAACGTGGATAGTATTGTTTTAGAAAAAAGACAACCATTAGAAAACATACTTATAAAAGCTGAAAAGTATGGAGTTTTTAATTCTACAGATTGGCGTTACAAAATTAAAACAGGAATGTTAATACTTTTTCCTTCTACTGTTCCACATAGTGTGAAAGTTAAAAAAGATAATGAGGAAAGAATAAGTCTAGCTTTTAATACATACCTCAAAGGAACTTTAGGAAATACAAAAAGTTTAACGGAGTTAAAATTATGATAAATTATAATAATAATTTTTTACATCAATTTATAAAAACATATGATGTTATAAGTGAAGATGTTTGTAAGAGCTGCATAACAACAATAAACAAAAATAAAGATTGGCACCAACATACTTTTTATAATGAAACTGAAAAAAAATCACACGCAAGATCTGGTAAGAATGAATTATCTGTATTGAATTATAATCAAGCTTCTGGAGATCAAAAAAAAGTTATTATGGATGCAATGTGGTTTGCTATTGAAAAATATTTTAAAGAATTAGATACCCCGTGGTTTAGTCAATGGCACGGATATACTGGTATAAGATTTAATAAATATAAAAAAAATAAAAGAATGGCTTTTCATTGTGATCATATTCATTCTATTTTTGAAGGTCCAAGAAGAGGCATTCCTTTTCTTAGTATTTTAGGTTCGTTAAATAATAATTATGAAGGCGGTGAATTTATTATGTTTGATAAAAAAGAATATAAAATAAAAGCAGGACAAGTATTAATATTTCCTTCTTTTTTCTTTTTTCCACATAGAGTTGAGCCTGTTACTAAAGGAACTCGTTATACCTACATATCGTGGGCTTATTAATGTTTGATATTAAAATAATGAAACCTGATGAAATAAAAGTTATTGACAATTTTTTAGATAAAAAAATATTTAAAGATTTACAAGATACTCTATTAAATAAAAATGAATTCCCTTGGTTTTTAAATTACAACAAAGTTAAGGATGATGGTATTACACAATTTACCCATATATTTTATTATGATTTTATTCCAAACAGTGCTTACTATAATAACTTACTTCCTTTTTTTAAAATTATACAACCAAACGCCATAAAAAGAGTTAAAGCAAATTTAACTATAAAAGCAAATAAAGTAAAACCTTATATTCTTCATCAAGATTTTGATGATGATTTAAGTTTAAATCAAATGAAAACAGCTATATATTTTTTAAATACAACAAACGGACCTTCTATATTTGAAAATAATTTTCAAGTTCAAAAAATTGATTCTATAGAAAATAGAATTATTATCTTTCCAACAAAAATTTTACACGCAGGATCTTCTCATACAGATGCACAAGTAAGAGGAGTAATTAATTTTAATTGGTTTTAATTTATTCTGCAGGATCTTTTACCCAACTTGTTGATGATTCATCCCATTTCCAATCAAAAGTATCACTATCATTTGCTGCTGGTTGAGCCACGGGAGGATCCCATATATAAGTTGTTGTATTTAAATTCCAAGAAGGAAAAGGTTTAGGTGCATAAAAAACATCTGCCGATGGATCATATGTCCATCCAATACTCGGATAATTAGCTCTTAATTTTTTACTTTGATCTCCCTCAACTTTATTAGCTGGATCAGACCAATACTTGTTCCTTATCGTGTTATATGAACATTTTTTATATGTTGTATAAGTTCCATATTTAGTACCATTGTGAAGATTTTGAAAAAAAGTTTCACCAAGAGATTCTTGTTCATCACCGTTTTCATCAGTAATAACATCGTTATTAACAACAAAAACTTCTACTACAATATTGTTATCGTCTATTTGTGCAAAATGAGCCATACATAATCCTAAGTTGTTAAGGTTCCTGAACCAGTAAATTTAATAATGGTATTAGTTCCACTTGTTGTTACTGTCGGAGAACCTGTTGTTGTTCCTGAATAATTATCTGTAGGCACACTTAAAATTACAACGCCAGAACCACCAGCACCTGATGTGTCACCGCCACTGTTTCCAGCACCGCCTCCTCCACCGCCTGTGTTTGCAGTTCCTGCTTGTCCATTGTTATTGAAAGTACCACCAGCACCACCGCCACCGGAACCACCAGCACCACCAGCACCACCATTTTCACTAGCACCACCGCCACCAGCACCACCTGCAAAAGTAGCAGGAGAGCCTTGTATACTGCTTGATCCTCCAGCACCGCCAGCACCCGGCATACTATGTCCTGTTGAGTTTGCTCCAACAGCACCTTTTCCGCCACCGCCACCAGCACCTCTTTGGTTTCCTGGATTTGAGTTTCCACCTGCATTACCTTGACCTGAAGTTCCTGAAGCCCCTGCATTGTTTGGGCCAGGAAAGCTTGAAGCTGATCCCCCTGAACCACCAGAACCACCGGGGTCATTACTACCTCCACCGCCGCCTTTTCCACCGCCGACGCTAGTTATGTTTGTTATTAAAGGTGAACCTACATCAGTATTTGTTCCACCATTTCCATCTACTTGTCCGCCAGAAACAGCAGATCCTCCGCCACCTACGGTAATTGTAAGAGTTCCTCCACTAGTAATTCCTGTCCACTGACCTGTAAGCATGCCACCTGCTCCACCAGCTCCAGAACATCCATTAGAATATCCTTCAGCATTTCCACCAGATCCACCACCTGCAACTGATAAATAATCTATATCATATTCGGCAGATACGCCTCTAAGATCATCCATTGTTATTGCTGCCGGGGCAGAACCAATTCCTGCTAAACTTCGAACCGCCGCAGCGCTCATATTTATTGTAGCAGTTGATGAATTACCTAGTTCGTCGTTTACGTCTGAGAGTGATATTGCATTAGGTGCACTGGGAGTAGGCATTATTAACTCCTTTTTAGTTTATCTATTTGTCCTTGCAAGTCTTTTACACATTCAATTAACAAAGAAGTTAAACGATCATATTTAACAGCTTTAATTCCGTCATCTCTTGTCCCTACTATTTCGGGTAAGACTTTTTCTACATCTTGTGCAAGAACTCCAACATCTTTTTTACGAACAAAATAACCATCTTCTCCGCCTCTTTGATCTATGTAATCTTTTTTCCAATCAAATAAAACACCATTTAATTTTGAAACTAAATCCATTGGTGAAGGGATGTTAATAATGTTTTCTTTAAGAGAAGCATCAGAAGAATAAAAAGCAGTAATATCGTTTGTTGCTCTAATTTCACCTGCTGTTCCTGAAGCTGCTGTTGCAATACCTAAAGAATCTAATCTTACATCATTACCAGCAGTTGAGTTTGAAACAACCATTGTGCCTGCTTGTGCTGGCATTGTAATTGTTACATCTGCTGTTGATGAAGCACCAGCTAAAGTAACTTTATTTGTTCCATTATCTGAGTCTTCATAAAAATCTATGTAACCTGCGCCTGTAGCACCATTTTTAACTTGTGCTCCTGCTGTAAAAATACCTTGAGTTGCAGTAACAGTTGAATTAAATTCTGCTGCGCCTGCTTCAGACATGTCAATTGTTAGTGCAGTAATAGCACCTCCATTGTCATCTCCTTTAATAATAAAATCTTTATCTTGAACTGCTGTAGTTATTACAAAATCCGAAGATGAATTTGTTAAAGTTGCTACATCAGTATTAGCAATTTTAATATCTATTTGATCATCGGTACTTGCATGAAGACTAGTATCAGCGTCAGCATCTAAAATTAATTCTTTTCCATTAACATCTACCGCACTATCAGCTAAGAAACCACCACCATAAGTTCCACCCGCAGCAAAAACATCATACCAGTTTGTGCCATCAGTTGAAACAAGTCTTGTTGCTCCATTAGCTATTGAAATTGTATTACCTGAACCGCCTAGTCTGCAAGTCATTGCATAAGGACCAGAAGATCCTGAATCTGTTGTCGCATTTGTAATTAAATAAACTTTTTGTGTAGCTGGAAATTGTGCTATTCTTACTGCACCGTGTGCACCTGTAAGTCTTACATGAGCATTTCGTGCCTGGTTATTTGCTTGTGATTGAGGTCCATCTCCATTTGTAAGTGTAGTTACTGCTGCATCCCCACATGCAACATTAGTTATTCCAGCAATTGAGTACTCTAATGATTGTGAAAAATTGTTGTTCGTAATAGTTCCCCAAGTTCCTGAATTTGCACCAGTAGCTTGAAGCTCTATTCTCAAACTTGTTGAATATGTTGAACTCATTTAATCTCCTATATAATTATTATTAGTTAAAATAAAGTTTGTCAAAACTTTTATGCAGCTTTATGGACTTCCGTCCAACTTATTGCTGAGTTAGAATCATCTACAACATTCCAAAACGTACCGTAGAGGGTTCCGGTACTACTTGTAGCAGAAACTCCAGTAGGTGTAAAGTCCACACTTACAATAATAGTAGGATTACCAGAATCTGCAACCGCTTGAACGCTTGGAGCCATGTAGCTAGTTTCTTGTGTTTCTTCACCTAATGTTGAAGTCATACCAAGACCAGTTATTTCAATAGAGGTTAAAACAGTGCCTAAAGAAGTTGTTAATTGATTACCACTAGGGAATGCTGTTTTTCCTATACTTGATACTGCGGTTCCTACATAAATATCAAGTTCAGGTTCACTCGCTGCAACAACAGTTACAGTTGAATCACCTGATATTGAGAATGTTCCTATAGATGAAGTAGTTGCGTTACCTGTGACAGATATATTCTGATCAGTAGTAACTGTTTCTGTACCTAAAGAAGTTGTAAGTGCTTGTCCTGTAAGTGCTTGGGATAATCCCACTGCACCCCATTGTTGTTGACCCCATCCAATAGAAGCACCTGTATTAATGTCTGTGTCACGGTTCCAACCAGTTGTTTTTGTTTGGGAGGTTGATTCATCACCTAGTGACGAAGTCATCGCTATACCAGTTACTGATATATTTTGATCAGTAGCAACTGTCTCAGTGCCTAAAGAAGTTGTTAATGCATTACCTGAAGGAGATACAGTAACAAGAGTTGATACTGTTACATCATCAACAGTGCTTGTTAATGCAACACTTGGAGAAGTAATAGCTGCAGTTCCTGTAGCAGTTTCTTCTCCTAAAGAAGAAGTAAGACCAATACCAGTTACGGAAACAGTATTATTACCATTGCCCCATGCACCATTGCCCCAACCAAAACTAGATTCAATATTAGATCCGACATTTAATCCTCGGTTCCAACCTTCTCTAATTTGTATATCTGTAGACGCAGTAGCGCTTACACCAGTGAGCGTTACATTTATGTCTAATTCTAGACTTACATTATTAACACTGGATGTGAGGCTAATACCTGTGGCGTCAACAGTACCACCTTGGTTCCAAGCAGCATTGTTCCAGGTTGACCGCCCCCATCCTGCAAGTGGGGTAGTCATAATTTATCTCCTATGCGATTCTTAAAATTGCAGCGGTTGCTTCAGCAGCAGGGAACGTAATTGTAAATGTTCCTGAAGTTGAAGATTTTACTCCACCGAAATCTAATACACAAACAGAGGCATTTGTAGTTAAACCGGATACAGTTGAACTATTATAAATAACAGCAGCTTGTGCTGAAATAGTTGCGCTTGTGAATGAAACATCGCCAAAGTCACAAACAGCAGTGTCTGTAGATAATGCTGGCGTAACAGATGTTAACGCACCACCACCTTCAGCATAAGTGCCTGATGCACCTACTTCGTCAGTTTGTTGAAATACAGTTGTTGATTTGCTTAAAGTTGCTTCGCTATCGTATAATGCTAGTTTAAAAGCGTTCCCTGTCGTTGCCGTAAAGTTGTGTAGGCCTTTCAGGATCTCCACTTTAAAACTGTTGCATACAGCTTGAGTAATTGCCATAATAATCTCCTATGGGTTCCTTGATTCGAGAGGG